GCTTGAAAACTTTACAGAAATTAAGAAAAATCTTAAGAAAGCTGATAAAGTTCAACAACAATTAGAACAAGCTCAGCAAGAAGCACAACAACAGCAAGCTCAACAACAGATGCAGATGCAGCAACAGTTAAAAGAGATGGAGAATATTGAAAGTGAGAAAGACAGACAAAAAGATATTGAAATTGCTTTAATTGGTGCAGAAGCTAAAAAAGAAGCAGCTAGTCCTGGGGATCAACTGAATTTACAGAAAATGGTTAGAGAGTTTGAGCTTAAAGAAAGAGAATTAGATATAAGAGAGCAAGAACTTAAAAATAAAATGGAAGGGGATAGACAAAATGAATCTATTCAGAGAGAAGGTAATCAAGTTAAAAGAGAAGCAGAAGTAAATAAAAAGCAAATAGCGAAATTAAATAAAAAAGATAAGAATGCCGGATAATAGTCAGAAATTACAACTTATACAAGCAATTAGGCAATCTGGTTATCCGGGTAGTGTGACTGAAGTATTTCAAGCTTATGATCAAGGACAAGATTTGATTGGACAATGGGTTCAGCAACAAGAACAGCAACAACAAATGCAGGAAATGCAACAACAAGGTCCACAAGGTCCACAAGGAATGGCACAGGGAGGACCTTCTTTACCACCACCTAATAGAAAACCGGATGGAAGAGTTAGTCAACCTGATGTTAATCAACCTTTATCGAATGATCAAGGGCATTTAGTTCAATCTCAAACTCCTTCAGATGTAGGTATACAAGATTTACCAACAGGCCCAGCACGACCACAAAGAATTCAAGTTAGGGAAGGTGGAATAAGACAATATAAAAAAGGTGGGGTAAGAAAATCTAAATCTTATATAGAAAAGTTCAGAAGTGGTGGAGGGATTTTTAGGACTAAAAAACAAAAGGAAATAGATGAGGCTAATCAAAATATTTTAAAAGGTAATTTTTATGAAACACCTACAATATGGGGCACAGATAATTCTGAGTATGATGAAGATTATAATCTTTATGCAAATACAATTGAGGAGCTTGGACAGGAATCATTAAGTTATAATGATTATGTTAAAAATATTAAAAAATATGGACACAATATTACGAATCAAATGTACACGAGCGATGGTAAGATAAAGTTACCAACAGGAGTTGTTGGAAGCGATCCTACTTTAGGTTTTGATCCTCATACAGGAGACTTTAATACTATGAGTTCATTAAATAAGATGTATAATGTTGGTGTTGAAGGTAAGAGTTTCCTTCCTGAAGGTTTTGATTTTAATACTTATGATCCAAATAAAACCTGGTTAGATAATACTCCAGGACTTATTAATGAAGTTGATGTGAATGATGTTGTGGGTGAAAATAATCCATATGCATATGAAAACTATGATGATATTAACAAATTAAATTATCTTGATCAAGATGCACCTGTAAATGAATTTGGATTGACTGATGCTGAGATGATAACAGCAAATAATCAAATAAAATATAATTCCAGATATGGGGGTGGAACTGGTATATTGGGATATAATACTGACCAAGGTATACCTGTAAGTAATACTAACTTTATGGGAACTAATTATGGAGATTATTTAAATGCACAAAAGCAATTTAAGACAAATCAAATGACAGGTGCTGTTCATAAAGCAGGAAGTGACTTTACTGGTGCTATAGGTGATATGGCTACTGACTTGGCTATGGCTCCTGTTAATTTTGGTAAGTGGGCATGGAATAATCCTAAAGACGCTGCTCTTCTTGGAGTGGATGTGTTAGCAGGAATAGGTGTTACAGCGGGTGCGGCTGAACCAATAACAACTGGACTAGGGGCATCGTGGCTTGCATATAGAGGAGGCGATGCTTTCTATAAGCAGTATAAAAGAAATCAAGCAAATCCAGAGTTATATGATCCAATAGGATTTAATTTGGAAACTGGATTAAATGCTTCTTATTTTCTTCCTGGAATGTCAACATATGGTAGAGGAGCAAATACTGCTTTCAAGTATGGTAGAACACTACCATTTAAGCAAACAGGTCAACATTTACTTGGTCAAGCTGTTACGGGTACTAAAAACCTAGGTACAGGACTAAAAACTACTTTTACTAAAACGCCTTTTAGAAATACATTCTCTAATACTATAAATAAGGGAACATCTACAGTTCCTATAAATACAAAATATGGGCTTGGAGCCAATATACAGAACAGATTTGGTAATACAACTATTGGTAGAACATTTAATACTAATGTACAGAACACTCAGAAAAGTTGGAATCTACTGACTAACCCTAAATCAATACCATTTGAAAGTCCTATGTCTACGAGACTCTTTACTAATAAAAACATGATAAGGGTTCCTACAGGTTCAAATACATATAAAGTTATTGCTCCGGGTAGTCAAATAAATACAGCTGGAGGAGCATATAATATGTTTAGGGGAGGAGTAGGTACTGCATACTCTGGATTAAAAACACTTACGATGCCACTTTCTATATATGGAATAGGTGAGCATTTATCAAGTCCTAGTAATTTTACAAGTTTAGATAAAAATTTAGAATTTGGTACAGATCTAGCTAATACAATGCTTGGGGGTCAGACGCTCGGAGATGCTATTAAAATTGGAACATATGCAGGACAAGGAAAAACTGATAAAGCATGGACTCAAGGTTTAGGTTTACTTAGTCCTTTCAAAACAGTTACTAAATTTAAGAAAACATATGATAAGATTAAAGGTTTTGGGGATCCAAATAAATTCTTTAGTCAATCTACAACTAGCCCTCTTTTGCAACCAGATTATTCAAAAGGTATACAGATTAATCCAAATGCAACAAGTCTATTTAAGACATAAATGTTATATAATAATAGAAAATTGAAAAATAAACAAAGTATAAAAAATATCAATATAATTCGTAAATTTGTAACTTAAAACAATAAATATATATGGACAATAACAATGAAAAGATACAACTTGATGACATCACATTTGATGATGTTATTGGTGGTGAAGGAGTAGCCACAGAAGAAATAGCTCCAGAAGTAAAAGATGAAACTTCTATTGAAACCCCTGAAAATAAGGAATTAGAGATAGATGACATCGAAGAAACAGAAGCAGTAGAAGAGAAACAAGAAGTAGTAGAAGAACCAGTAGTAGAAGAAAAAGAAGAAGAAGATGATGATTCAGAGTCGACTGATGATACTGTTGTTGGGGAAATACTTGCATCTTTAGGTTATGAACCTGATACTGAATATGAAGATACAGCTGAGGGATTAACAGCTTTAACTAAAGATATAGCTGGTAAAATGGCAAGTCAACAGTTAGATGAAGTTCTTGAAAATTTTCCTCTTGTTAAGAATCATTTAGAGTATGTTCTTAATGGAGGTCAGTCTCAACAATTCATGCAAGCTTATGATCCTAATATGGATTATAATAAAATGAGTATAGACGAAGACGATGTTAGGAGTCAAAAAGCTTTATTAGCAGACTATTTTTCTGTAAAAGGACATGATCAAGAATTTATTGATGAGATGGTTCAAGATTACTCAGATAGTGGTAAATTATATAATAAATCTGAAGCTGCTAGACAAGCTTTAGGAAAAGTACAGGCTCAACAACAAGAACAGATGGTTGAACAACAAAAAGAAATGAATAGAAAACAAATGGAAGAACAACAAAATTTTTGGGAAGGAGTTGCAACTACCATTAAAGATTCTACTGAATTTGCAGGATTGACAGTTCCACAAAGAGAGAAAAATAAATTCTTTGATTATTTATCTAGACCTGTAAATAAAGAAGGATATACACAAAGAGATATAGACCATGCGAATGCTGAGATGGATAAAAAATTAGCTATAGACTACTTAATGTTCAAAGGATTCAATTTAGACCAAATTATAAATACAAAAGCTAGAACAAAAAATACAAAATCTTTGAGAGATAAAATTTCTAGAAATGCAGAAAACGTAAAAAGTGCACGTAAATCTGGAAGAAGATCAAAAAGTTTTGATATAGATGATTTAGATTTAAGTATATAAAAATATTACCTGAACAGGGAAATAGGTACCCTATAAAATTTTAATTAAAATGGCAGTAAACGGAACAAATATAAGCGTCCAAAAGACGTTTTACAATGACTCGCAAATGACAGACATGAATAGTCTATCAAATGCATTGTTGGCAAAACCTACTGAACTGTCTCCGATTATAACTCATTTAGCAGGAAAAGACGATAAGAGATTCCCTCTATCTTTCTTAACAGAAGGTGTTGGTAACACAAAGTCTATTGATAGGTTAGAGTATGAGTATCGTGTGGCAACACATAGATTAAGAACGAGACCAGTAGCGGCAACACCATCATCAACATCTAGTGTTGGATTAGGAGGAGCAACTTTTGAGTTGGAATTTCCTGACAAACACTTTGTATTTCCATATGTTTTAGTATCTCAAGCAGGTACTCAAGCACGTATTATGAAGCAACCTGAGCAAGTAGCTGGGGGATCTTCATGGAAATATACATTACAATTAGTAAACCCAGCAGCTACAGCAACTGTTGCAGCAGCGGATATTACAGCAGGAGCTCTTTGGGCTCAAATGTATGCACCGGTAGGAGTAGACTTCTCTAGAGGTAATGCTTCTAACTGGGAAACTCCAGGTAAAGTAAGAAACAAACTAACTACAGTTAGAAAATCTTACCATATGTCTGGAAACGCTAAAGATTATGTAGCTGAATTTTCTTTACCAACTAAAGGTGGAAAAACTACTAAACTTTGGATGGACTATGAAGAGTACTTACACATGCTTGACTTTAAAGAAGAGTGTGAAATGTACTACTGGTATGGTCAAAAAACTTATGATTCAAATGGT